TTGATGCTGAATATCTCTATTTAAAGCATGGCACTCATCCTAACATGGATTTGGGCGATAAAATATATTGTTCAACTGGATCATTAGGAATGGGATTGCCTATCGCAGTCGGAATGGCTTTGTCTGATCGGACAAAGAATGTTTATTGTCTTATCTCTGATGGTGAATGTTTTGAAGGCAGTATCTACGAGGCTGCTAATGTTATGAGAAGATATAGAGTATCAAATCTTAAAGTATATCTCAATTGGAATGGTTTTTCTGCCTATGATATTATCCCTAATTGGATGATTATTAATATAGTGAAAATAATACCAGCACTTATAATCAGATGTACTGATGTTAAAGATTATGGATTAATTGGCCTTTCGGCACATTATACAATATTATGAGACGACAATTTGCAAAGGATCTGTATGAGTTAATGAAGAAAGATAGTAATATCATTCTTATTACTGCTGATTTGGGTTATGGTATGCTTGATCGTATCAGGAATGAATTGCCGGAACAATTCTATAATGTAGGTGCTGCTGAACAGGCAATGGTAGGTATTGCAGTCGGAATGGCATTATCAGGTAAGATACCAATTTGCTATAGTATTACGCCATTTCTTATTTTCAGGCCAATGGAGATAATAAGATTATATCTTAATCATGAAAGCATCCCTGTTATACTTGTTAGTTCTGGTAGGGGAAAGGATTACTCAAATGATGGAATCAGTCATGATGCTACAGATCACGAGATAATGAAACAATTCAAGAATATTAAATTCTTAGTTCCTGAAGATAAGTTTGATTTAACAGAAATTATTTATTCCGGTAAGCCAACCTATTTAAATCTCAGGCGATGAATAGCTTTATAGAAAATACAGATACTGCGATGGATAATAATCCTGTATGGGGAAAATGGATAGCTAATTACAATAAATATTATCTGGAATATGATGGTGACAGATCGCCTAAGATTCCAAAAAACATACACTTTGTCTGGCTGGGTAGTCTCTTTCCTGAAAAGTATAAACGGTTACAAAAAACATGGATAAAGCATCATCCTGAATGGAATATCAAAGTTTGGGATGATAATGATGCTGAGAACTTCGGTATGTTAAATAAAAAAGCATTTGACATTATTGAAAATTATGGTGCAAAGTCCGACATTTTCCGTTATGAAATACTCTATCGTTATGGAGGTATATATGTTGATACTGACTTTGAATGTTTTAAACCTTTCGATGACTTATTATATCTGGACTTTTTTGCAGGAACTGGATGGAATGTCTGGCCCGTTGTATTTAATAGTATCTTGGCATGTGTCCCTGGTAATATATATCTTTTTAACATCATTAATAATATACAGCAAAAACAGATAGATCGTCCGACTTATGGATTTGTCGAGATACTTAATTTTACTGGTTGTGATTTTATCACAGACATATATGTTAAGTACTTAGAGGCAGCAGACGACAAGGCAGTAATCTTCCCAAGTAAATTCTTTTTCCCTATGCCAGCCACTATACGTTTGGATGTGAGGGAAGATAGCGAAGCAAGCAGGGGGATAGTTGATTCATATATAAAACCTAATACTTATTGTGCTCATTTATGGTATTGTAGTTGGCAGAAATAATGGAAAGATTTATAACAGGAAATAAATTCAAGGCATTGGCAGATTATACTTTTGCATCTAAAGTAAAACGTGGCGATGATTACTATCATTTGCCAAATACATACGATCCAGAGAAGATTAAGAATGGCGATATAATTTATACTGATACAGGCTATGCAAAAGAGCTTCTTGAATTGATAAAAAAACTTGATAAGGAAATTATCCTGATAACACATAACGGGGATACAAGTGTTGATATTGCTCCGCCGGATAATATTATCAGATGGTACACACAGAACGTAAATATTATTCATCCCAGAGTAGAATCAATACCAATAGGCATGGAGAATGATCTATGGTTTCCGGAAGTACAGAAGAAAGAAAAAATGCTTAACAGATTGATGAAACCGAAAGAATATCGTGGATTAATGTATATGAGCCATAGCATAGCTACTAATCCTGAAATACGAAGCAAATTATATGATATGTTTGAGGGAAGGCCGTGGGTGACAACAGTCAGAGGATCAAATAGAGCATGTTGGTTTGATCAATATCTTGATAATATTGATAGTCATAAATTTGTGATAAGTCCACAAGGTAATGGATTGGATACTCATCGTACCTGGGAATGTTTATACGTAGAAAGCATTCCTATTGAAAAACGAAATTTGAATAATAGGTTTTATACTGATTTACCCATTTGTTTTGTTGATGATTGGGAGGAAATAACTGAAGATTTTCTAAATGCAGAATATGAGAGAATTACAAATCAGGAGTGGAATATCGAAAAAATAGATTTTCAATACTGGGAAAATATAATTAAAAATAAATAAAAATGTATATCCATTTACCACAACCAAAACAGAAATGCTCTAAATGTGGAGCAATAGATCAAACAGAACTTGTTACGCGAGATACTTGGGGCAAAACTCAAATATTTCGTAGATGTATTAAATGTGGTCATGAAAAATTAATTTCAACTACTACTTATTCTCCAGAAAATACGAAAGGATATGTTTATACTATACCTGAGCCGAAAGATATTGAAGAATTTTAAATATTGATATGAAAATAATAGTTATCGGAGCTGGGATATTTGGTGTAATGATAGCATTGGAACTATCCAAGAGACATAAAGTTACCCTTGTGGATATGAATAATGATATTATGCAAAATGCGTCAAAAGTGAATCATAACAGGTTGCATTTTGGCTTTCATTATCCCCGGAGTGAAGCAACAGCCAGACAATGTCTGGAAAGTTATGAATTGTTTTATGATTATTTCAATAGTGCGATAACATCTAATTTTGAGAATTATTACATGATTGAAAAGAACAGCCATGTTACAAGTAGCTATTATGAGCAGTTTTGCAATGATTTAGGATTGGTGTATAAAAAGGAATATCCTGATATAGATATGAATTTTGATAATATCGAAGCTTCTTATTTAACAAATGAACCTATTTTCGATTATGACCTAGTGAAAACTAAACTAGAAAGAGAAATAAGAAAATCAAGTATTAAGCTAATCCTAAATAAAAGAATTTCCAGCAAGAAGGATTTAGAGGGATATGATGTTGTTATAAATGCTACTTATTTTAATGTCAATAAGATAAATAGAATCTTTGATTTACCACAGACTAAGCTAAGATTGCAGGTAGTTATTATTCCGATTTTTAAATGGTATACATGGAATGGCGATAAAATAGGATTAACAATAATGGATGGTAAGTTTTGCAGCATCATGCCAAAAGGCTTTAATCCTGATACTTTCTTATTATATCATGCTAAAGAATCTATTGTTTTTGAAACAGAAAGCGAGATCATTCCATCTATATGGTATTATGGCAAGACAATTATAAAGAATCGACTATTAGGGGATATTTATGATAGAACTATAGCTAAATATCATATAGGTAAAATATTGAAAGCAACACAAGAATATTATCCTTTTATTGATAAATATCGTATTATAGATTACTGGCAGACTGTCCGGGCTTTACCTATTAATAATGATGATGAAAGGCTGAGTATTTTTAATATATCAGAACAAGGAGGACAGAAAATTATATCTGTATTATCTGGTAAAATATCAACCTGTTTATTAATTGCAAATAATATATCGAAACTGATATGAATAGTATTTTATTTGGCAATGGTTATTGGGGCAATATCGTTAAAGAGAAGATTATAGGATTAACAAACTTAACGATAGTACAAAGGATTACTAAAACAGATATTCCTATCCCCGATAATATGGATATAGCCTTTGTCTGTTGTTCGACATTGAGTCATTATGAAGTAATTAAAAGGTGTCTGGATAAAGGTATTAAATATTTGTTCTGTACAAAACCTTTCACGGGTGATTATGAGAAAGCTAAGGAATTATTTAATATAGCAAAGAATAAAAATATTAATATATTTGTGGATAATCTATTCTTATTCAGAAAAGAGATTATGGAGATTCAAATAAAAGAGATAGACTGTATATCTTTTAATTGGAATAAGTTAAGTGTTAGAGAGAATTTAATTGATAGTTTACTTTATCATGATTTATATCTGTTGTTAAAGTGGAGTCAGTCAGACGAATGGAAGATTAATTACGGTGGTGTATATGATAATTCGTTGCATTTATCATTATTTAATGGTTATCAGAATAGCTTTTTCCGATACGATATAGGCAAAGAGAATAAGAAATGGATTGTTATTAATGATCAAGTTATAGATTTGACATTTCCAAAACATGATCCTCTTAAAGAATGTATTGTGAATATGTTTAAAAATAATATAGACTATAATTTAAGCAGGGAGGTTACGCTAAATACCTTGAAATTAATGAATTCTATTCAAAAGAAATTGGCATTATGTTAAACAATAGTGAAATTAATGAAATTTATAATAAATATATTCTTGTTAATCACACAAAAGAATATATGAATAAATACGTGCCTTTACCATTGCATCTGAACAATAAGATATGGAGATGGGAGGGCAAGGATTTCCCACGAGTGATTTCATTACTTGAGTTTCGGGAATATATGATAGAATACGATAAGACATTTGAGGATGTGCTGTCATTTGACGGATACTCTGATCCGGAGAATGAATATTTAAAGTATGTTACTCGCTATGAAAGTAATTATGAGGAGGTTAATGAGAAATTTGATCTGCATAGCATTAACTTTACCAAAAAAGATTTTGATTTTGTTATGCTTAATCAGATTATAGAACATTTGTATGATCCTATTCTTGCTTTGCAGAATATTTATGACCACATGAAGATCGGGGGAATGCTATATATATCTGCTCCTGCTAATGGCAGGCCTCATTGCACTCCATTTCATTATTATACAGGTATCACTCCTGTTGGGCTAGGTGCAATAATTAAATTAACAGGATTTGATATTTTTAAAATAGGACAATGGGGAAATAAGGAATATTTAAACAAGATGTTTGCTACTAACGGATGGCCTGATTATACATATAGTTCCAATCCTGGTTATAATGACATTGACTGCCCGATAATAACATGGTGTCTAGCAGTAAAAAATAAATAATTATGATAACAGCAATGCTTGATGGAGGAGTTGGTGCTCGTATGTTTCAGATAGCGACTACATACGCCCTTGCACTTGATAACGATGATGAATGTGCTTTTAATTTCAACATGGGATCTATGAGCCAGGATCATCCGTTATTGACTTATCGAAATAATATTTTTAAGAATCTCAAAGACTTACCGGCAGATTGGAGGGCAGAAACTCGTTATACAGAACGCAGATATGATTATGATCCTATTCCTTATCATAAAAATATGATATTACGAGGGTTTTTTACCAGTGAAAGATATTTCAATCATCGAAAAAAAGAGATAATTGAGTTATTTAAAGATCAAGAAACAATAGATACTATAAATCTTGATTTTGAGAATAGTGTATCACTTCATGTCCGCAGGGGTGATTATCTGGTTAATGCCAGTTATGTTTGTTCAGAAGATTATTATAAGAAAGCCTTAAAAGTGATGGATACAAAGACACAGATAAATCGTATTTATATTATATCAGATGATATTCTGTGGTGTAAAAAGACTTTTAAAGATTCACGGATAATATTTATTGAAGATATACCGGATTATATTGATTTCTATATCCAGACATTATGTAGTCATAATATAATTGCTAATTCTAATTTTTCCCGCATGGCCACATTTCTTAATGAGAATGAGAATAAGATTGTTTTTGCTCCTGCTATTTGGTTTGGAGATAATATGGTAAATAAAGTGAAAGATATATTTTTAAATGATTGGAATTTTATATGAAAGCATTAATTACAGGTATTACAGGACAAAGCGGGAGTTATCTTGCTGAGATACTTCTCAATAAGGGATATGAGGTACATGGTATTATGAGAAGAATAAGTCATCCTAATATTGAAAATTTAACAGGAATAATAGATAAGATTACATTGCACCATGCCGATATGACAGATGGGATAAGCCTTAATAAAGTTATCTCTTTTATTCGCCCTGATGAGATTTATAATCTTGCTGGGATGTCACAGGTTAGGGTATCGTATGATATACCAACAAGTACTTTTGATATTAATACATTAGGGTTATTAAGAATAATCGAGTCAGTTAAAAATATTAATCTGGATTGTAAAATATATCAGGCATGTTCTTCTGAGATGTTTGGTAAGGCGCAAGAGATACCACAAACAGAAAATACGCCATTTTATCCACGCAGTCCATATGGGGTATCTAAGGCTGCTGCATATTATATGGCTAAGACATATAGGGAAGGATATAATATGAAAATATATACAGGTATTCTCTTTAATCACGAATCACCACGTAGAGGAGAAGAATTTCTTAGCAGAAAAGTATGTAAAGGCATAGCAGATATTGTAAATAGAAGAAAAGATAAGCTAATTCTTGGTAATTTAGATGCTAAGAGAGATTGGGGATATGCTAAAGATTATATGTATTGGGTATGGAAGTTAATGCAACATCCGAAACCAATAGATATTATTATTGCTACCGGGGAGACACACTCAGTAAAAGAATTTGTCATTGAGGCTTTTACTGTTGCTGGGTTGCCTAAATGGGAGAAATATGTTGAATTTGACCCGGCTCTTTTAAGGCCGGCAGAAGTTAATTTACTTCAGGGAGATGCTTCGAGGGCTAATATTTTAATAGGGTATGAACCAAGAGTACGATTCAAGGAATTAGTTAAAATAATGATGGATGCAGAATTAAATAAATAAAATTATGATAAAAACTTATTCTAAAAAAGGTAAACTTCTTAATATTGTTTATCAAATAGCAGATATTAAAGAAGGCAGAGAAGATATTACAGATGCATGTGAGTATCTGCAATGTGGAATAATGAAAATCAAGGCAGGGAAAATATTTCAGCCTCATAAGCATATTACCAGAAAGGGGGAGGATGATATTCATATACAGGAAGCATTTATTATAATTTCAGGAAAAGCAACAATCATAATATATGATGACGATAGTATAATAGATAGAATAAAATTATATGCTGGAGATTTAACTATATTATTATCTGGTGGTCATTCTTTATATATTGAAAAAGATACTATTCTTTATGAAATTAAAACAGGTCCATATTTAGGGCAAGAAAATGATAAAATATTTATATCATGAAAGTTAAATTTTATTATCCGTATCCATTAAATATAGATATTGATACTAATAAAGAAGCAGAGGTGTATATTGATTGTGTACCTCCTAAATCAGTATCGCCAGGTTCAATAAAAATAGTTATTATAGAGGAACCATTAAAAGGGTCTTATTACAATTTGATGAGATTAAGAACTGATCTATATACTCATTTACTGACGTTTCATGATGAAATATTACAAGAGAATCCAAAGGCACGGTTATTTCATTGTACCAATACATGGGTGAAGAGATATGTTCCAGAACGTAAACTCTTTAATGTATCGTTTATTGTTGGAGGGAAAAAGAATCCCGTGATGGAAGGTTATGAATTGCGGCATGAAGTATGGAGGAATCAGAATCGAATAACTATTCCGAAAATGTTTTATCTCAGTGGTAATGCTGTTTATAAGCATCATTTCGTTCCATGGTCAGAAGCTGACTATAATAACAGTCTTGTCCTGGGAGTTTCAAAGGAACCATTATTCGAATCAATGTTCCATATAGCAATAGAGAACTGCTCGATTAAGAATTATTTCACGGAAAAGATAATTGATTGTTTTCAAACACAAACAGTGCCAATTTATTACGGATGTAAGAATATAGGTGAGTTTTTTAATGAATATGGAATTATTCAGTGTCATAACTTAGATGATATAATAAGAGCTTGTAATCAACTTACTCCTGATACATATGAAAGAATGTTGCCCGTGCTTGAAGATAACTATAATAGCTCAATGTTATGGATTGATCATGATGAACAAATAAAAAATGCTGTATCTTTGATACTTAAAGAGGAAGGATATGTCTGATATATCATTAGAATATCGCAATAAGTTTTTAAGACACCAACTTGCTTATGATCGTAAGTTCCGGCCAATCTTTAATAAGATTGCTGATGACTTTGCTCGTTTAGCGAATGATCCTAATGCAAAGTTTACCAGATCATTTCAATTCAATGATGTAATAAACAAAAAGATTGATATACTAATTGAGAATTTCCAAAAAGATGCTTTGGATTTAACAGAATTAGAGATTGAGAAAGTATGGAGATTATCAAATGATAAAACTGATTTGATAGTTAAAGATTATTTAAAAACTATCACAAAGATTAAAACAGCACAGAAAGCAGCATATTTTGTACCTAACATTTCAGCACTTAAGGCATTTATCTCTGGTAAACATGGTATAGAAACGCTTTCTGATTCAATATGGGAATATGCCACACAATTAAGAGGTGAGTTAAAAATACATCTTGGTTTGGGGCTAATGAATGGGGATAGTGCAAGTGTTATTTCAAGACGGATACGGCAATATCTCAAAGATCCTGAAGCATTATTTCGCAGAGTCAGAGATAGTAAGGGACGATTAGTTGCTTCAAAAGCAATGATAGCAAACGCACCGGGACAAGGTAAGTATAATAGTGCTTATAAGAATGCCATGCGTGTAGCTCGCACGAATACAAATCAGGTGTATCTTCTGGCAGATCATGAAAGATGGTTAAAACTGCCTATGGTTATTGGAAAAAAGATTTCATTATCGGCACAACATAAGATTTATGATATTTGTGATGAGGTTCAGGGAATTTATCCGAAAGATTTTTTTTGGGTAGGCTGGCATCCGAAATGCTTATGTACTCAAGTTCCTGTTTTAATGCCTAAAAATGACTTTAACGAATATCTGAAAGGGGATATGCCTTTAAAAACAAAACAGATAACAACATACGCTGATAATTTTCAAAGGTATGTTAAGAAAAACTATGAAAAATACGCAAACTATAAACAACTTCCATTTTGGATTGCAGATAATATGAAAATAATTAATAATATAATAAAATGATTTATTCGATTAATGAATATGCAGAAAAATTCTTTTTTAAAGGAAAGAAAGTCAGTGCAATGACAATAAAAAGACGTTGCGAAAAAGGGCAACTCCCATCAGGACATCATGCAAAGAAACTACCGGGAAAAACCGGCGATTGGGTAATTCAAGTCGACGAAATCCCTAAAGTAGTTGTTACAAAGACTGATCCACCAAAACCCGATTTAAAGACTATAAATCGTAAATATTTTAATTTCAGATAAATATAAACCCCCTCTTATTTATAATTTATTTTTATATCCGGTTTAATGCATTGCACCATCTGGATTTTTGCGGTGTGATTTGCAGTATTTTTTATTATATTAATCCCTTCGATTGCTTTCCATTTCTCAATAGAAACTGGTTCATATACAAAAATGAAATTAATTTCCTGATCGAGAATTTCACCTGAAGTAGTACTGATTAATAAATTCACAGAATAGCAATTTACCGGATGAACTTCATTTTTATCAGGGATAGTATCTGTTTTTTCACAGGATAAAAACGCAATCAAGAATAAAAGGGCAAATAATTTTTTCATAATATTATGTTTAAGCTTAAACAAAAGTAAGTATTTTCATTTAATTATCAATCATATAAGATGTAAATTTGCAGATTAATGTATATTTTATATGAAAGACAAGATTTTAGCATTCCTGAAAACCAAGCTGGCAGGTTTTGCAGGCGGGGTCGAGGAAGGGTTTCTGTTGGAATATGCTGATTATTTTAGCAAATCTATAACAGAAGAAAAACAAATCGATACAACGATCACAGACGGGGTAATCGATAATATCAAGGTGGCTTACGGCTTTTATAATAAAGAAGTAAGTAAAAAAACGGCAGCAGCACAACAGACTGCTTTAAAGAATTTTCAGGAGAAGCACGGACTTAATGAGGATGGCACACCAATAAAAAAACCTGTTGGCAGGCCGTCAAAAACGAAGGACGATGATTCTGATCCGGATGAGCCAGCGTGGTTCACTGCTTTTAAAAAAGAGCAGGCTGATTCAGTAGCTGCACTCAAATCGAAGATCGAAAAACAGGAGCAGGAAAAGACTTTAGCTGTCTTATCTGAAAAGGTCAAGGCACATGAAAAGTTAAAAGACATTCCGGCATGGTATCTTAAAAAATGTAATCTGGTTCCTGAGTCAGAGGACAAAATCGAACAACTTGCTATTAGTATTGAAACTGATTGGAATGAAGCCAAACAATTTGAAGCAGAGCGAGGGGTTATTATTTCAGTACCGCCAGAGGGAGGCGGACCAGCAGGTGATAAAGTGACAATAGAAGATTACCTGAAGGATAAGTTCCCTGAAGAATAATTTTAAAAAATAATAATTATGTATATAAGTTCTAGTACAGATGCAGAAAGGACATTGGCTGTTGAAAAGATCCTTGAAGATATTCCCGGTGGAGGCGTGGTTGAGAAAGATGATATTCCAACATCATCCAGCGGGATCAAGGAGGGTACACTCTTAGGAGTGGATGATAATGGTATTTATCATATCGTAAAGACTGCTATGGTAGCACATGCAGCTGCGACAGATGCCGATGCTCTTGTGGTTTATAATAACCACGAATTTATAGTAGGTGATTATATAGCAACATCTTCTTCCGGTGTATCGTCAGGGATTGCAATTACTGCTATTGCTGCTTCCGGAGCAGGATTAGATATTATCACATGTACATGGGATGCCGCTGATATTGCTGCAAGCGGGATATTAGTCCAGGCAAGCGGGCTTGGTCATTCAAATTTTAAGTATGATCCAATAGGTATAGCAACAAACTCTGTTAAGAAAGATAAGGAAAATACTGGTTGCGGCATTATGGTTCGTGGCCGTGTACGTCAGAATTGTATGCCTTATCATATTGATGATAAGCTCAAGGAGAAACTCCCTTTAATTCGCTTTGTTTAACTTTTAAAAAATAGAAATAATGGAAAGATCAATATTAAGCGAAAGCTTCAACAAAGTGAATATGGAAGCCTATATTAATGCTAGGCGTGAACAATTCCTAAAGAGACTCTTCTGGCAAAAATTCTTCCCTCTGAAATATACCACTCAATTAACATGGGAATCCCTTACAGGATCGGGTGGTAATCCTGTCATGGCAGATGTCATTGAATACAATGCATCGGCTCCTTTAAAAACTCGTAGGGTTGTTACCAAAACAACTGGTGATATTCCTAAGATAGCTATTAAAAGGCAGATGGATGAAAAGGACTATAATGAGTATAATACTCTAAAAGCTCTGGCTCGTGGCGAAGAAAGCCGCAATGCACTTCTCGATCTTGTTTTTGATGACATTGACTTCTGTTACACAGGAGTTATGACACGCACAGAGTATCTTGCTATGCAGGCACTTAGTTATGGTATTATCGCACTTACCACATCAAATAATAACGGTATCATAACCGAAGCTAATGTCGATTTCGGCATTCCTGATGCAAATAAGGGAGCTGTTGTACTGCAATGGTCACAGGCTTCCGGTGCTACACCGTTGGATGATATTAGAACAGTGATTGACAATCAAGCTGCATCCGGTTATTCTTATGAATATATGGTGATGGATAGAACAGCATTAGGTGAGCTACAGGCAAACACTCAGGTAAAAGAGGAATTCGCTGTACTTCGTAATACTGATTTCTCAAGCTCTAAACCTACATTGGAAGAGTTGAACAGAGAGCTTTCAGCAAGGCTTTTACCAAAGATTGTTGTTGTAGATTCGATGGCACGGTTTGAAAATAGCGAACATGCTTTAAGTAATGTAGTCTGTTGGAAAACTGGTTATGTAACCTTTATTCCTCAACTACAAGTTGGTAATATACTTCATGGTCCGATAGCTGAAGAGACCAGCCCTTCGGTGAGCAAGAAAGCGATACAGGTGAAACGAGATCATATACTGTTAAGTAAATGGTCAGAGCTGGAGCCATTCGGAGAGTTTACAAAAGGACAGGCAAATGCCTTTCCTCGACTTACCGATGTGGATAGTTTGTTTATCCTGAAAGTGGATGATACTACGTATGGCTAGTCATATATAAAGGGGCGGGATGTCCTGCTCCTTTTTAATAAAACAATATGACAAATATCGAAGCGATAAAAGCTAAGCTGACTTATCCGCTTGCGGAAAATGCGTTTATTGTAGCATTGGAGGACAGAGGGATAGCCTCAGATGGCATATATGTAAGTGGTGAATCATTTGATCTGGCTTATGCCGATACGATCATTATGCTCGTAACAACTCCAAGCATCAAAGAAGGTGGTTTTTCTATTAACTTAGTAGATAAAGAAACTCTTTTAAGACTGGCAGATAAGATTTACAAAAAATATGATGTAGTGAGTCCTATAAGTTCTTTGAAAAAGAAAGCAACATTTGTACAACGATTCTAATGAAACAATATCCTGATAGTATTGTCATAACATATGCTGCTTCCGGTTCACAAAATGCAAGTGGTGTATGGACGGCAGGAGCATCGGGTATTTATACATTCGATTGTCGGGCAGAGATGAATGGTACAGGGAAGCAAATAGCAGGTAATGATGGTGCTTTGATTGATTATTCATTTCAGGTGTTTATGCCTGTTACGACAGTCATTATTCCATCTGGATCTGATTTTGTGCTTATTGCATTATCAAATGGCACTATCCGGGGTAAGGTAAAACGAGCTTATAATGGTCAATTAAATTCACGGTTATGGCTTTAAAAAGTAATTTCAATCAGGGTCGATTTATGAAAGATGTCCAAAAACAGACCGATATGATTTACGAAAAAGTACTTAATTCATTTACAATGGCTGGGGAACAGTTTGTAGCTGATGCCAGAGAGCAAGGACAGAGTCATGAAATGGGACAATATAAGGACGTGACAACTAATCTCCGTAATTCGATTGATTATTATATTTTTCATAACGGTGAATTAGTGTCAGGTGGCAAGACAGCCCAGAATCAAACAGAGTTAAAGGCTATTATTCAGGATATCATTAAACCAAAGGGATTTCAATTGATAGGTATTGCAGGGCAAAATTACGCTTCGCATGTTGAGTCGAAAGGATACAATGTTATTTCTTATCAGGCAGATGTTTGTATAATTAATTTAGCAGGGTATCTCGAAAAGCTTGAGGTTTTTGAAAAGGGTAGTGCAGCACGAATGGAAGAAACATTTATACCATGAGCGATTATAAGACAACGGATTATATAATAGACATTGTTTATTCATTGCTTGGATCGGTTACTGTACCAAAGTATCGAAAAACAAAGCCGACAAAATCAACAGCGGAGGAATATGTTGTTATTAACTCGCTTCCTATAAATGCTAATGTGATGCAAAAATGTTATGTCAATGTGAATTATCATGTTAAGGATATAGAAGGAGGTCCAAATGTCGGATTTATTCCTGATGATACAAAGTTAAATGCAGGATCGGCGTTAATTTTGGCAGCATTGGAAAAAGTTACTGAAACGAGTCATTTGATTGATTTTGAAGGACAGGAAACGATACGAGAAGCTCAACTTAATGAGCATTATTCAAATTTAAGATTTAGTTTTAAAAACATTAATAATTAATATTATGGCAGTTTATTTGTATGGAATATCAACCGTAAAATACGGAACGTCAGCAACAGGAATAGGTAATTTTCCTTCAGGGGTATTACTTACCACTGCGCCAGATACTGTAAAAGGATCTGTGATTATTGAAGAGACAGAAGGGAGAACGATTCCTTTTTATGTCGATCAGAAATTCTCGCCGGTTAGAAGTGTAAAAACAGATGAGGGAACGCTAACAGCGACTTTTCAGTTTTACGACATGACCTTTTCAACTCTAGCTGAATTTAAGGGTGGCACTGGTAATGTGTCCGGTTATACGCATCCAACTGGTTATACTGAAGTTGATAAGGCATTGGAATTGACTCTCGATTCAGGGCAGAAACTATTGCTGTATAATGCTTCATGTATCACTCGTATTATTGGCGGTGGTGGACGGGACAGTATGTTTGCTTTGGAGGTTAAGGCAACACCTCAGCTGACGACAGATGGTTCAGTGGACTGGAAGATTTATCAGTACGGGCCATTAGGATAATTAAGAGCCTTTAGGCTTTTCAATATGGAGAAGAAAGTATCAAATATCCTTTTGGGTATTGCTGATTCTGAGGATCGTTTTACTTTAAAGTATGGTTGGTTTAAATTTCGATTAAAGATCAAGCCGATAACAGCCAGACAGTTGATTGCTATCAGTAGCGAAGTAGTGCAGATCAAAGAAATTGATCAGGAACAAGAGATGTTTCCGGCACTGATGGCTAATAGTTTTGATTTAATTCATATTTCGAATATTATTGCAATCGCCACAGGAACAAGGTGGAGGAGAATTGTTGCACATGCTATATTAAAACTAGATTTAAAAGACATAAATACACTTTTTAATATAGTATATAAGCAGACAGATCCTGCTCCTTTTTTTTTGACTTGTTTACAGATAGGGAAGTTGAATATCCTGAAGAAAAAGGGAAAATAATAGGGGGCGAGTCTGTATTTGGTCGGTTGGCTTTGATGCGTGTTAAACTTGGATTAACAGAAAAGGAATTAATGGAAAGTTCATGGATTTCATTACAGCTTCAGATGTATGATTATCCTTATTACGAATATTCTTCAAAAAAAGTTATAACAGGTAAAAAAGCAGAAGATTATCTTAATAAATATATAAAGTAATGGCTAGTATAACCTTTGATGCAACATTAAATACCGATAAGCTGGAATATTCTATGAAACAGTCGAATAAAACAATAAAAGACTGGTCAAAAGGTGTGGAGGAAGCTGGGACTAAGGCTGATAGGTCTTTCAGTAAAATGGGGGTATCTTTAAAAGAAACGATTAAGCATCAAAAAGAATATATCAAAGGTCTTACTGTAGAGATTAAGGAAATGCAGAAAGTCTATGATAGAATTGAAGCTGGAAGGGCAAAAGGAGGTAAGGGTGGAATGGGGGAACAATTAAGTCAGGCAAAAAGAAGATTAAGTGAGGCTACCAGAGAATTAACTAATATGGAAAAAGAATATGGAAATACAGGAGTCGAAGCCAATGAAAAAATAGAAAAAAGTTCAAGTAAATTAAAAGCTGCTTACGTAGGTTTGATTGCTGCTATTGGTAGTGCCATGGTAGCATTTCGTACTCTTAAACGAGAAGTGATGGAGTCTGAAAAAGGATTAAATAATTATAATATTACTTTAGCTGCCAGCAAACAATTAATATATGATATTGTACATAGGACTCCTATAAAAGAATGGATAGGCAATATGAAAGAAGTTGCCAAAATTCAGGGTTATCTTAATGATCTTCGCAAAATAGAACGTGAATCACTTGAAGAAGCTGAGATATATCAAATATCATATAATAAATTTTTATATGAAGCAAAGGATCAAACCAAATCAGTAACAGAAAGAATAAAAAATTATGATTATGCTTTAACGGCGCTTAATAAAAGTATTGATATAGAAAATGAGAATACAGCTACCCGACTTGCTTTAGTGAAAGAATGGTTAAAAACTGCTAAAGAAAAAGAACCATTACTCGAAGAAGAATCTAAATTAACACTTGAATTACTTCATATTGAAAATAAAAGATGGTCTTCACAAAAGGAAATATCATCTATGAGATCTGGATTAGTAAAAACAGCAATTGAAGAAGAATTAAAAATAAGAAATGAACTTGAACTTAGTAAACTTAAAGGTATTGATAAGGAACTTCTTGCCTTAAAACAGAAATATAATCAGGATCTCAAAGCTCATAAGGATAATGAATCAATTAAAGCTGCATTAACTGAGAAATATGCTTTGGACAGATATGAAATAGAAATGAAATATCTGGATAAGATCAAGAAGGAAAATACTAAAATGGCTGAAGCTCTTGAAAAACTTGATCCTGGGACTGGTTATGCAATACTTGGCCGGGCATTAACTAAAAAACCAAGTCCTTTAAAACCAACGATTCAGACAAGAGAAGATATTGATAAACAAATTATAAAAAATTTAAAAATACGATTAGATTTTGAAAAGAAACTTGTTTATGAAGCAACTAATTTTGTTTATCAAATGGGAGAATCGCTTGGTCTCAGTGATGAATATTTAAGTATTTTAAATGATACATTAGGTACAGTAGAAAAGATTGCGGAAGGTATTATTCAACTTAAATTAGGGATTGAAGGTGCTGCCGAAGTAATTAAATTAGGAACAATTCAATTTGCGCTTAGTGTTTTATCAAGAATTATCGGCACATTTGCACAAATGCGAGATGTTATGAGTGAGCCTAAATGGAAAAAACAGATAGAAGCATGGGACGCACTTATAGAAAGACAGAAAAGAGTAATCGAACTTTCTGAGCGCACGGGAGGAGCAGAAGCAGCATTAATAGAAGCAAAACGGATAGCACAAGAAAAATATGATGCTGCTATTGATGCTGTTATTGCTGCCAGTGAACGGAGGGGTACTGTAACTCAAGAATTATTAGATGTAAGAAATCAGGCAAGGGAAGAACTAGAAAATGCTACACAAGCATTAAATGATTTCTTGACAGGTGGTATTACTCAGATAGATATTGCCGGTATTATTGCACAAGGTTTTGAAGATGGCAAAAAATCAGCGAAGGATTTTGCTGATGATTTTGATGATTTGATGCGAAATGCAATAAATACATCTCTTGAGGAATTATCTAAGCCATCTATAACAGCTTGGTATAAAAAATTTGCGGCCGATATGGCCAGTGCTGGTGGATTGGATGCAGGAGAAATAGTAGCATTAAAAAAACAATGGGATGATATAATTGCTGCTGAAGAAGAAAGGCGGAAGCAGATATATGCTATTGCGGGGATAACTGAAACGGCAATAACGCATCCCGGACTTACAGGACAAATACGTAGAGATATAACTGAAGAAACTGGTACGGAATTAGCTGGACTTTTCCGCAGATTTGCAGACGAACAGCGTGTAGTAAAAGATTATAGCATACAGGGTGTTTCACACTTAGTGGGTATTGAAGCAAATACTTATAATACAGTAGAAGAATTGAAAAATGCAGTGGTAGAATTACAGGCAATAAACATTAATACTAAACAGGTCCCGGTTGGAGGATTAGGATAATGGCATATACTTTAAATAGTATGGATTTATATGATACTTACGAGATACGAGGCAGTCATGCTCTCGGATCAAATATAAGCGTACAAGGTTGTTTTGATATGCCGCAAAGGATAGGTACTACTCATAAGGACTGGGGTGATTCTGATGGTGTAGAACCGTGGGTAGGTGCTAATGAGATAATATTCGCTGGTCGTGATATTGTTTTTTCAGGCTTTATGCAAGGTACCGTTTCTGAAATAAATACTAATCTGGAGACATTTTATACTGCCGTTGATGCAGCTACCGGGATAAGCGTATTTGCAACTCCATATCATTCAGCTTCCGGATATGTCAAATCGGTGATCCCTCAACATGTACCTGGGGGATGTACGGTTAAGATGACATTTCGTGAACCAGCAGTGACACTAACAGGCTCATTACCAGCAACGGGAATAGGTGCTTATACTATTGATTCAATTCCTTTTTCATCATTCGGGCTGTACTTGTCGAAAGCAGATAAATTGCATGATTTACCGGAAGGTAAAGAGCAATTCGTTACAAAATATGGACAAGAGGGTTATCAAATAGTAAAACGAAAGAATAAAACACTGGAGATGAATGGTTTTGTTGCAGGTTCATCACTATCTGATTTTATTACTAAAATACAAGCTCTTTATAAGGTTTTCTCATCTTCTGGCACACGATCAATCGTATTAGACACTATAACGACAGTCGTTTGTTTTGCTACTGAAGGATTTAAAATTGATAATATTTACTATACTAATACAGGTGTTATTGCAAGATTTCATATTAACTTAATGGTTAAGTCAATAGCATATTATGAAGCTCCATCTGCTGAATATCCTGCCGTTCTTGATGACGGTCATCACTGGTGGCATGATCCTACTGATTTGGATACTATCACTAAAGATGGCAGCGATTTCGTTTCTGCATGGAACTCAAAACTGATTGAGGGAAGGAATCTTTTGCAAGCGACTGGGAGTTATCAACCATTATGGAAAACTCCTGGAACTATTCTTTTTGATGGTATCGATAATTTTCTTAAAACTGCTGGATTTACCTGGAATCAACCCTGTCGTATTTATAT